GCTAGCGAAACTAAAATAAGCTGGGTAAGTATCTTTAATACTTTAAAAAACCTTAAATTAGATATTAAAAATAAAATTAGCGAAGATTATGAAGATTTCAAACAAGGAGATTTTGAACGCTTATAAGGGTGATAAACGATCTAAAGAATATCGAGCTTTAAAAGAAGCGGTAAAAAAAGAAGAGTACGAAAACTTTAAAGAAAACCATGCTGCCCTTTCTACGGGTCTAGGAGATAAAATAGAAAAGGTAACTAAAGCTACTGGTATAAAGAAAATAGTAGATACTACCTTTGACGCTCTCGGCCTCGATTGCGGATGCAATTCTAGAAAAAAACGGCTCAATCAACTCTTTCCTTCTAGAAAGCCAGAATGTTTTACGGAGTCTGAATTTGATTTAATGAAAATGGCCATAGATACTAGAAAGAATAAGTTTAGCGCAGAAGAGGTAAAAACTTACGCTGCTATATACGAGCGGATATTTAGAACTAAAGTAGAATGTACTCAATGCTCTTTTAGAAACACAGTCTGGAATGCTTTAGTAAAAGTTTATAACGAATATTCTTAATATGGTATCGGGAGCTAGATATAGATATTCTTTTAACGAGGGTAATAAAGCAGAGGATAAATTTCTAAAGCTAATGCTAGAGAGAGATAATTCCTGCGTAAAGTCTAGTACCCAAGACGATATTAATAAGCATATAGATTTTTACGTTAACGACATAGGTATAGACGTAAAAGGTAATAGGCATCTAGAGACTATCTGGCTAGAATTAAAGAATGTAAAAGGAGATAAGGGCTGGTTAGAGTGCTGCGCAGAATATATAGTATTTGATATTATAGAGCTTAATTCGTTCTGCTTTTTTAAGAGAATAGATCTATACGAGTACGCTAGTCAGTTTACAGAAATAGCAAAAGATAAGAAAGACTATAAAAAAAGATATACTAGAAAAGATAGGAAAGATGTTTTAATTAAAGTAACTTATAACGATATTAGACACTTACAAAAACAAATAATAGAATATGAGAAAAATCCAGAACCTTAAAAGCCTCCAGTTTAGTAACGACTTCGAGATAATAGCTAGTAAAGTATTAGAATGGAAAAGAAGAAAACCTATTCCAGAATTAGACCAACTTATAGACGCTATTAATAGCTGGTATTTTTATACGCATGAACTAGAAACTAACGAATGGTATAGAGAAAAGATTATAGAAGAGTTTCGATCCGATAAGCTAAGAGCAATAGAACGAGCAAGGAAAGCAGAAGAGAAACTAGCTGAGGTAGAAAAAGAATTACAAAAATATAGAATAGCCTATGGATAGTTTTTTAGCTGGCTATATAGCCTTTAGGATATTAGAATACTTTATAGTAAAAATATATTACTTTATAATAAATGAATAGCTACATGGATAACTTAAAAGGGTTCGTTACTGATTCTACTACGGGTTTAGTATACGAAGCAAAGAAAGACGGAATAGTAGAGAAAGTTAAGAACTTACTAGATTCTAGATCCCAGAAGGGAATAAAAGAATACGGTACTACCCTAGAAGATAATCCAGATGGATTTTATAGATGGGTAAACGAACTTCAGCAGGAACTTTTAGACGCTGCCTTATATTTAGAAAAAATTAAAAATTTAAGATAATGCCAATACCTAAACCTAAAACTACAGAAACAGAAAAAGAATTTATCCAGCGGTGCATGATAGATCGCGTAATGGTAAACGAATATAAAAACAAAGACCAGCGTTACGCAGTCTGTAAGCAAGCTTATAATGAAAGAGGCTAAACTTATTAAAATGCAATACGATTTAAAGCTAGTCCAGCAAGCGTTAGTAGTGGCTTTAAGTAGAATAGAAAAGCTAGAGGAAAAAATTTTAAAAGAAAATAGCGATAGTTAATAAAATGTTTACTATATTAGCGTATAACTTTAAAACTAATAATTATGGAATTTGAGATTTATTACCAAGAGATGACTAACGAGCAGCTCCTAGAGGATGCTACTAACGAGAGTCTTTTAGATGCTTATAGAAAAAAATGTAAGCAAGTATTATTATCAAGGCTAGAGGCCCAACAAGAAATTATAGAGCTATGATAACCTTACTTAATAACGAATCGTATTTAAAGGAAGAGATCCTTAGTATGATGTATAGCGACGAATTTTATTACGGCCACTTAGGTAAGCACGCTTTAAGTAGTAGCTCTTTAAAAACTTTACTTAAATCTCCTAAGACTTATAGGAACGTAATTAAGTACGGATCTGGAGATAGTCCAGCCCTTAGACTAGGAAAGCTTTTGCATTGGACGGTTTTAGAACCCCACAAAATAGACGCTTTGAAAGTGGTAGACGCTACGACTAAAAATACTAAGATATATAAAGAGGCTCTAGCAGAGCATGGGGAAGTATACCTAAGAAAAGAAATAAGCGAAAGCGAAAGATTAGCAGATGCTCTATTAAGGAATGAAGAGGTATTAAAATTATTAGGCAAGTCTGAGTTCGAAGTGCCAGAGATAGCTATGTTAGAAGGATTACCTTTTAGAGCTAAAGCAGATATCCTTAGGGACGATATGATCTGCGATATAAAAAGCTCAGCCGACCTTTCTACCTTCCGTTTTTCAGCTTCTAAATACGGATATGACCTACAAGCTTACTTATATTTAAAGATGTTTAACCGTAAGAAATGTACTTTTATCGTAGTAGATAAAGCTTCTACAGATATAGGTATATTCGAAACAAGCGAAGAATTTATAGAAGCAGGACGCGCTAAATTTATCCAAGCCGTAGGAATATATAAATACTTCTTTAGAGAAGAGAACGATATAGACCAATACGTTTTGAGAGGAATATTATAACAAATAAAACAAATAATTAGAAAACATGAAAAAACCCTTATTTAATTTACATTCGACTACCGATTACAATTTATTTAACTTCTTAGACCACAATAGAGATATAGATAATAAGAATCTTAAAACTATAGAAAAGTCTATATTAGCACACGGTTTAAAGACTCCTTTAATGGTTAATAGCGATGGCTATATAACAGATGGCCAGCATAGGTTTATAATTCTAAGAAAAAATAATCTACCAGTTTGGTACGTCGTAAATAATTACTCCACCAATAACGATATAGAAGTAATGAATAACGACAGGAAAGACTGGAAGGCAAAGGATAGATTACATAACCAAGCTAAACAAGGTAACCTAGACTGCGCTAGAATTTTAGAGCTTACTGAGGACTGGGAGGATGACTTTAATTTTATGACTGTAGTAGATGCTTATAACGCTACGGGAAAAGGAAGTAATACTGCCATAAAGAATAGGTCCTATAAAATAAATTTAGAATTAGGAGATTCTGTTTTAAATAATTGCGTAGAACTCTCAGAAGTACTAGATAACGCTAAACAGTCTAAATTTGTGCGGGCCATGAAGAAAGTAATGATAAAAAACGATAACTTTGATTTGGACCATTTAATTAAGAACTGCTATAAGAGAAAACTAAATATCTATAATAGAGAAGGAGATATAGTAAAAGAAATTGTAGAGGTTTATAATTACTGCAAGAAAAAGGACTTAATTAGTGAATAGGAATATAGTAAATGATTTTTATTATATGGCCTTGCAAGATTTATCTGAAGGGGCTTCTATAGACGATTTAGAAAAAGCGATCGCCTACTACGAGGCCCTAGAAGATTACGAAGCCTGCGAGGGTATTCTTAGAGCAGTCAAAGAAGTAAAAGAAAATACCATTAACTCAATAAAATTAAAGATAGATGAAATTAGAAACAATACTCGAAATAGTCGAAAAGGAAACCGAGACTAAACTAGCAAGTAAAAACCGAAAAAGAGAAACAGTATACGCTAGGGCTATATATTATAAACTAGCCAGACTAAATACTAGAAACTCTTTAGCTAGAATAGCTAGCCTAGTAGAAAGAGATCATGCCACTGCCCTACATGGTTTAAAAGTATTCGACCAGCAGATAAGCGTTTACGAAGATGCTAGAGAGTACTTAGAGATATATAACAAATTAGTTATATACATAAAGAAAGAGAACGGAGTAAGGGACAAAGAAATAAATCCTGCAGCTTACTATCGTAAGAAATACGCTTCTGCTTTATTAGCCCTAAGACAAGAAAGAAAAGAGAAAAGAATCCTAATAGATCAACTAGTAATTAACAGTTAACCCTTTTTTTTATTATATACTTGAATAATCAACTTATATCAAATGGCTCACGGAGGAAAAAGAGAAGGAGCAGGACGTAAACCTAAAGCAGAAGAAATCTCTTTAATAGAGAAGTTATCTCCTTTAGAAGATACTGCATTCGAAGCTCTAAAGAAGGGAGTAGAAAAAGGAGACTTTAAATTCGTACAGTTATTTTATAACTACTACGCAGGAAAACCTAGAGAGACTAAGGATATTAATATCTCCGAAGATGTCCCTCTATTTATGGATTAAGAGATAACCTAAGCTCTTATCTGTACTTATATGCGGATAAAGAAAACCCCAGCATTTTATAAACTAAGAGAATTAACCCAAAGAACTAAAGTAGTGAAGGGTGGAACCTCTGCGGGTAAAACTATCTGTATACTAGCTATACTAATTAACGAGGCAATTACTCAAGAAGGAAAAGAAATAAGCGTAGTAGCTGAGTCTATTCCTGCAGTAAGACGGGGAGCATTAAAAGATTTTTTAAATATCCTAAAAGGCCTTAATAGATATAAAGAAAACCAATTTAATCGCAGTACTTTAAAATATACTTTTACTAACGGAAGCTATATAGAGTTCTTTAGTACGGACCAGCCAGACAAATTACGCGGTAGTCGCCGTACAGATCTCTTTATTAATGAGTGTAATAATATCTCTTTTTCTGCTTTCTCGGAACTCCAAATAAGAACCTCTGGGAATATCTGGTTAGATTATAACCCTTCGCATGCCTTCTGGGTAGATAAAGAAATAATAGGAGAGCCAGACGTAGATTATATAACTCTTACCTATAAAGATAACGATGCTTTAGCGCCTTCTATAGTAAAAGAAATAGAAAAGGCTAGAGAGAAAGCTAAGACCTCAACTTTTTGGGCCAACTGGTGGAGAGTCTACGGTCTTGGAGAGCAGGGATCTCTTTCTGGGGCATGTATACCAGATTGGAGAGAAATAGATAATATACCAGAAGAAGCTAGACTTATAGGGTATGGTATGGACTTCGGTTATTCTGTGGATCCTAGTACGCTAATAGGATTATACAAATGGAACGAGGCCTATATCTTTGACGAAGTACTTTATAAGAAAGGAATGCTAAATAGAGATATCTCCTACTTCTTGCAAGAGAATAATATAAAAGAAAATATAATAGCCGATTCCGCAGAGCCTAAGAGTATAGCGGAACTAGTAAGCTACGGCCATAATGTTTTCCCAGTATCCAAAGGAAGAGATTCCGTAGTATATGGTATAAATCTAATAAACCAAAACGAGATATATATAACTTCAAGAAGTAAGAACTTAAAGCGAGAGCTGGAGGGTTACGTTTGGGCTAAAGATAAAGACGGTAATACGTTACAAAAGCCAAGCGGAGCGCACCCAGACTGTATAGATGCGGCTAGATATATTCTTACCGATACTCTAGAGAACCCGAATAAGGGGGAATATTTTATTTACTAAATTTGTTTTATTAATAAAATGTTTATATATTTAAACTTTAAAACTTATAATTATGAAAGATTACAGAGAAATTAATACCGATAACTGGAGAAACGATTTCAGTATGGAATACTATTTAATTAGAAAGGCTACTTCTAAAGCTCGTAGAAAAAATGCCTTAAAGATTATAGGCCAAGCTGCGCTATTTGTAGCGTTAAGTTTCTTCTTTATGTACGCTACTTTAGACTTTTTACTTTGGATTTGGTATGCGTGATCCTAGTATAAGCTGGTGTATAGATAACGGTATAACTATATACCCTATTATCTGGAGGGAGGCTAGTCCAGAAAATCCTCCTCGCTTAGCTATTCAAGTAAACTATCAAGGTTTTAAAAGAACTGGAGATATGATCTGGAGCCAAAGAAACAAAAAAGAAAATTTGGCCATGTACGAAAGAATAGCAGAACTTTATAAGTATTATTATAATAGAGATAAATAACCTTTTCATTTTGTTTTGATTAATTAGTTAGGAGTCGTAGAAATACGGCTCTTTTCTTTTATACATATTTAAGAATAAATTATTATTAATATATGAAGCTAGAAATAAACGTACCCGAAAACCTTAACGAGATTACGCTAGAACAATATCAGCGATTCGATAAGATAAATACGGAAGAAAACCAAAACTCTAATTTCTTATTCCATAAGACGGTAGAGATATTCTGCGGCCTAGAGCTTAAAGATATAGCTACTATAAGAGTTACTAGTATAAAAGAAATCTTAGGAGATATAGATAGGCTATTTACTGAAAAAACAGATCTAGTTCCTACGTTTAGTTTAGAAGGTATAGAATACGGATTTATCCCTAAGCTCGACGATATGACTATAGGGGAGTTTATAGATCTAGACGAAAACCTTACGGAGTGGGAAACAATCCATAAAGCTATGGCGGTCCTATATAGACCTATTAACTATAAGAAAGAAGGTAAATATCTTATAGAAGAATATAAGGGCCTAGATAATGCTGAGGTATTTAAGAAGATGCCTCTAGGTATAGCGATGGGAGCTATGGTTTTTTTTTACCGTTTAAACAACGAGTTACTAGAAACTATCCTGAATTATTTGAAGAGGGAAGCTCCGAACCAAATGAATACGGAAGTATTAGCGGCTTTGGAAAGAAGTGGGGCTGGTTCCAATCAATTTACGGACTTGCTAAGGGAGATGCTACCCGCTTCGATATTGCTACCCGATTAAACATGCACCAAGCTCTATTATTTTTAGCCTTCGAAAAAGAAAAGATAGAATTAGAAAAGAAACAGTTAGAAAAATTTAAGAAATGAAAGCCTTCTACGAATTAACCGATAAAATAAAAGATACCTTAATAGCGGAGCCTTTCGTTAATACTGTCTCTTACGGTAGCCTAGACGATATAGATTTGAATAAGACTACTATCTTTCCTCTATCGCATATTATAGTAAATAACGCTACAGTAAATTCTAACTTTATTACGTTTAATATTAGCGTGCTTTCTATGGACGTAGTAGACGAAAGTAAATCGGAAACTACAGATAACTTTATAGGAAACGATAACGAGCAGGATATTCTAAATACGCAGCTAGCAATCCAGAATAGATTAATAGCTTTATTACAAAGAGGTACTTTATACCAAGATAAATACCAAGTAGAAGGAGCGGTTACTTGCGAACCTTTTGTAGATAGATTTGAGAATAAACTTGCAGGCTGGGTATCTACCTTAGATATTTTAGTTCAAAACGATATGACAGTATGCTAACGACGGGAGAAGGTAGAAAGTACTTAGAAGAGTTTAGAGATAAGATCGTAAGAGAGGCTAAGCATAATCTATCCAAGAAAAGAAAGAGGGTAAGTAAAAAGTTATACGAAAGTATAAGCGGAGACTTCGAAGTATACGAGAATAGCTTCGAGCTTAGTTTTTCTATGGAGGAATATGGTTTATACCAAGACAAAGGGGTAAGCGGTACGGAAAGAAAATTTAATACTCCTTACTCTTATACTAATAAGATACCTTCTGGTAAACATTTTATAGACTGGGCTAGATTTAGAGGCCTTCAGCCTAGATTAAAGAACGGAAAATTTGGAACCTATAAAAGCATGGGTTATATAATAGCTAGAAGCGTATATAAGAAAGGAATAAAGCCTAGCTTATTTTTTACTAAGCCCTTCGAGAAATACTTTAAGAAATTACCAGACGAACTAATAGAAAGATTTGGATTAGACGTAGAAGATTTATTAGCCTTTTCGCTTAACGAAAAAAGATTAAGACCATGAGTACTAAAATAAATATAAGAAGCCCTTATTATCTAAGTTATACGGAGCCTATAGATCCTACTCCCGAATTTACTTGCGGGTATGCTAATGCAGCTAACTTTTCTGTAGACCAAAGCGGAACTATATCTTTGCCCGTCTTAGAATATGGAGCTATACAGTCTTATACTTCAGATGCTGCAGATTTTTCTAATGATACTTTTGCGGAGGTAAGTAGCGATACTATTAGAACTCTAAAACTTACTATTATAGCCCCTGCGGGTTTTAGTAATGAGGGATCAGCAATTATTTGCGAAGTTACGGCTACTCAAGAAGCTAAACCAGTAAGCTGCCCTGCCGTAGTAAGTCCTAGCGGATCTATTCCTAGTCAATCTTTAAATACTGGAGGAAGTTCGGTAACTATAGACTATTCTAGTTATTTTACGGGTACTACTTCAGATTTTAACGATATAGTTTTAAATTCTAACGGAGCTTACTTAGATACTAGCATAAATACGATAGACGAAGAAATAACTATTACCTCTAGAGATACTGCAGGAGTATTTACAATACAATTAGAAAGAATAGATAATGTAACGGGCTGTAGTGCTAAACAAACTGTAAGTACTACTCTTTCTGCTCCAGTAGCTTTCGACTGTAGTACGGCTAATCTAATTGGGGGAGCAGTAGCAAAAGACGGAACTCTTACTACCCCTTCTTCTATAGGCACAGTTACCGCAACTAAAGAAACTAGCGGAGGTGCTTCGGTTGCGAGTATAGCTGCTAATAATACTGGCTCAGAAATAAGCGTTACTTTATATTACGACGTATTAGTACCTAATGGGTATTCTAATTCTGGTTCGACAATAGAATGTAACGTAACGTATACGCAAAAATCTAATATTACTCTTTTCGCCTTTGAATGCTCAGACGTAGATTTAGACGATCAAGCTATATTAGTAGACGGCAACGTAACTGCAGGAGTAGCTAAATGGCATGCTGCACCTCTAGGAAAAGACGATCCAGAATACTATTTAACTATCGATAGCTTTACTCCTAGTAAATTTACTAGAGTACAAGAGGCTACTCGTAGAACGGTTACCTATACTATACAGACTCCTGCTTCTGGTTTTTCTAATAGCGGTAGTACAATAGATTGCGAGGCTAGAATTTGGCAGCCTGCAGAGCCAGTAGAAATCGTAGATCCTTGTGCAGATAAAACAGAACTTTGGTATTTTGGAGTAAAGACTGGAGACGTTTATACGAATTTCATAGAAAAGAATATAAGCTATTGTAGATACGAAATAAAGGCGGAGGACGTATTAGCTCCTAGTGGAGCATGGGAAGGAAAGCAGCTCTGTTATTTAGGTAAAGTAGCGGAGTTTCCTAATGGGCATCATACTTATATAAGAAAGACTAAGGGTAGTACTTATCTCGCATCAGTTACTCAGTTTGAATACGTTTTAACTTTCGGTAGTAATTATACTATCGCTGCGGTTTATTTAAAAGATTGGAATACTAAAGAATTAAGAAGATTGTAATGGCATTTGATAACATAGTTTTAGATATTTATATATATACGGGATTATCTTCTGGGTATACTGGTAGCGATAAAAGATATACTCTAAATAAGTCTTTAATAACGGGAGAGACTAAAATTAATTTCGAAATAGCAGAATTAGTAAGGGATTATATAAATATAGAGTTTAACGACGATTACCTTAGTTACTGCGTTTGGGTATATACAGACGCTACGGTAAGAGACGAAAACGATACAGAATTTACTTACGGAAGTCCTATCTCAAATACCTATCTAGCTTTAGACGGCTTTGGATATTTTGAGGAGGGCATAAATCCCGAATTAAATAGGCATGCTTTAATTTCTACCTCAACTCTATATATTCCAGAAGGTACTATAGGAAAGCTTCCTTTATTCGCTGAAGGAGTAGGTAAGGTAGTAGTAGATAGTTCCGAAACAGAGATAAGCGATAACGGTAATACTAATCAAAAGATACAATACTTAAATATACCCGCAAATAGTTCTATTATTAGAGTATACGATACGGACGATACTACTCTTTTAAAAACTATAAATATAAATAACGTCTGCGAGCCTAAGTATACTCCTTATAAAGTTACATTCGTAAATAAGTTCGGAGCCTTCCAAGACTTATACTTCTTTAAAAAGACTACAGAGAGTTTTAACGTAACGGACGAAACTTTTAAGAGAAATATCTTCGAGAATAATAATGTTACCTACGATACTTATAGAGGCCAAAGGGAAAGATATAATACTAACGCTAAAACTAGTATAAGCCTTAATACTGGATTCGTAAACGACGATTTTAATAGTGCGATAGAGGAGCTATTTTTATCTGAGAAAGTTTGGATTCGCTGGAATAATAAAACGCTCCCTATTATACCTACAAGTAAAAACCTAGAGTTAAAAACAAGCCTAAATAATAAATTATCTAACTATACTATAGACTTCGAGTTCGCATTTAATAAGATTAATAACGTAAGGTAATGATTAATTTACAGTTATATATATTAAACGAAAACGGGCAGTCCTACGACGAAGTAGAACTTTACGATAATGAGACCGTAAGTTATACGCAATCGCTACAAGATGTACGGGATATATCTAAGGTTTTTTCAGACTTTACTAGGACTTTTAACGTACCCGCTTCTCGTACTAATAATATTATTTTTAAGCATTTTTATAATTACTTTATAGACGGCTTCGATCCTAAGAAAAGGCATAAAGCTAAAATATATCTTAACTACGAACTTTATAAAGAAGGTTACATAAAGCTAGAGGGGTCTACTACTAAAGATAATAGGCCATTTACCTATAGACTTACTTTCTTTGGAAGTGGAGTTATTTTAAAAGATGTATTTAGAGAAAAGAAATTATCCTCTCTATCTTATTTAATTAGTAACTTTCAATTTGACTATACTTCGTCCAACGTAAAGCAATATCTACAAGACGGTAAGAATGAGATAATGTATACCCCTATAAAGGGACTAAGTGGAACCGTAAGTCCTATAGAAATTCAAGACGCTATAGTTTTTCCTCTTATATCGCACACCGATAGAATGATATTCGATAGTAATACTTCTTATACTGGAGTAGCTGGAGAGGCTAACTTAGCGAATGTAACTAATGGAGGATTAAAGCTTACGGAATTAAAGCCAGCTATTAGAGTTCATGCTATTATAAAAGCTATAGAGGCCCAATATAAAGAAAGTGGTATAGAGTTTAGTACAGACTTTTTTACTGAGACTAATCTACCTTATTATAATTTATATTTATGGTTACATACTAAAACGGGCGGATTATTTGTAGACCAAGAGGGCGGTACTTATTTTCAAGACTTAACTGTTTCTGCGGGTTCAGACGTAGGGGCTGTAGGAGTGGGAATTATACAAAACGGTAATACTTTTACTACCCCAGATCCCGACCAAGTAATTAGCAATCCTGAAAGAGCAGAGAAGCAAAGGTTTTTGAGCTTGAGCGTAGAGACTACAGTAAGCGGACCTTTTACTGTTATTATTTACGACGAACAAGGAAACGAATTTAATACCTATACTGGGACGCAAACTAACGGGATATTTACCCCTATAGCATTAGCGGACGAAATAGAAATAGATAAAGGCTCTTATACTTTTGCAGTAAAATCTAATACCCCTTCTACATTTACTCTTAAAGCTAAAGTTAGAAGAAAGAAAAATTTTGGAGGATATAGAGAGATAAATTTTACGGGAACTGCGGTAGTAGGTTCGGATAGCGAGGTATATGCAGCTAACCAGATGCCAGATATAACTATTTTAGGATTCCTTACTGGACTCTTTAAGATGTTTAACCTTACGGCCTATCAAAACGAAGAAGGAAAAATAGTAGTACAAACTCTAGATCAATTCTATGGAGGTAGCGATAAAGTTTACGATATAACTCCTTATTTAGATAAAGATACTATTACAGTAGACTCGGTAGTACCTTATAGACAAGTCTCCTTTTCTTACGAAGGAAGAGAGAGTTTTTTAGCAGCTACTTACGAGGATTTAAATAATAAAGACTGGGGAGGATTACATTATAAGGAAAACGATAATAATTTAGGAACTGAATATAAAATAGTAGCTCCTTTCGAACATATGCTTTTCGAGAAGCTAACGGATGCTAACGATAGTTCCGATACTGGTATACAAATAGGCTGGAGTGCAGACGAAAAACAAGAAGCGACTATAGGTAAACCTCTTTTATTTTACGCAGTAAGCAAAGAAATAAACGAGCCTATAAAACTTATAAACTTCGATAGTAGTACGAGTACTTTAACGGCAAATACTAAGGTCTATATGCCTTCTAATTCTATAGAGTTAGGAGAGAATTTAACGGACTCAGTTAATATAAATTTCGCTTCAGAGATTAACGAATACGCTGAGGTTCCTTTTAAGAGTACTTTGTTTGATCAGTACTATAAGAATTATATCTTAGATATCTTCGATAAGCAAAGAAGATTAACTAGTACTTCAGCTTATCTACCTCAAAGAATATTATCTAGCATAAAGTTAAACGATAAAATATTAATAGCAGATAGGCTTTATAAAATAAATAAGCTAACTACTGATTTTCAGAAGCTATTAACTAATCTAGAATTAATTAACACTACTGCAGTACAAGGTCAAAATATAGTAAGAGATACTATCTTTAGAAGAGACCAATTAGTAACTGCGGATAACGCTCCTACTATAGATTCTACTGTAATTACTGTAGATAATACGGTTATATTAGCAGATACCGACGGAGTACAAGTCTCGGACGGATATGTAATCGTAAATGATTCTGGAGACGGTACTACTGCAGATAGTAATACTCCAGATACGAGTATAAACGGGAACCCAGTAGAGGTTACTCCTCCTACGTTATTCGATCCGCATATTACCGTAGATTCTATTATAGTAAAAGCAGATACGGAGGATTATAAAGCAGATGCTAATTTAAGAGAGGTTACTTCTTCTTCCTTTAAGATAGGTTATCAAATTAAGACTTTAGGTAAGATAGGAACTTCGGATAATATAGACGAATACGGATTCTTATATAGTACTACCTCAGACGATTTATTAGGAACGGACGTAGACGATATAGCTGCGGTAGCTGGGGTAACTAAAATAGATTACGTTACGGCTAGTAATAATAAAAGGCCTACAGTACCCTTTAGTTCTAGTTACCAGAAAAATAATGCGACCTCTGCGACTACTTACTACTTTAGATTCTATGGTAGAACGAATACAGATTTAGCTTACGCAGAAGCAGACGCTTTAAGTGAAATAGAAGAAATTACTACGACATGATAAGTAATATATTAGAAATGCTAGAGATAGCGAAGCAAGAAGATAACATAGGGTACTATACTTTTATAGCCTTAGGTAAAAATAAAGCTCCAGAGAGTATTAAGGAAGCTTACAAACAACATAAGAGAGAGGTATGGCAGTTAAAAAGACAATAGAAATAGACGTAAACTCTAAATCTCTAGGTCAACTAGAGGGTATGCTAGAGGACGTAAACCAAGAACTAAAAGACCTAGATAGAAATTCAGACGCTTTTAAGGAAGCTGCTAAGAAGTCGCAGTTACTTACTAAAGAGATAGAAAAGGTTAATAACCAGATAGAGGGATTTAATCTAGACGACAAACTACAAGCTGCAGACGGTGCGGCTAAAGTTTTCGGAGGTTCTCTCTCTGCGGTAGTAGGTACTCTAGGAACTTTAGGAATCGAATCGGAAGCTTTCGGAGAGTTCGAACAAAAAGCTGCTTCAGCTATTGCGGTAGGTTTAGGAATTAAAGACGTATCGGAAGGATTTGGCCAAGTAGCCCAAGCTGCTAAAAAATCTGGAGTAGCTGCTAAGTTATTTGGATCTACTACTAAAAAAGCAATATTAGCTACTGGGGTAGGAGCCTTTGCTATATTATTAGCTGCTATAATAAATAACTGGGATAGTATAACTAAGGCAGTAAAAAGATTTGCTAGTAACGTACCCTTTGTAGGTAAAGCTATAGACGCGGTAAAAACTACCTTTAATAATTTATTCGATGCTGCTAGACCAGTATTAGAGTTCTTAGGTATTTTACCAGACGAAGCGGAAAGAGCGGCCATAGCAACTAAGAAAGCGGTAAGCAATTCTATACAAGAACTAGAAAGAGAAATAGCAGTAGCCGAAGCTGCAGGAGAGTCTGCTAAAAAGATTTTCCAATTAAGAAAAAGCCTTTTAGAAGCAGAGTTACAACAATTAAGAGATAGTAACGCAGAGAAAGAAGAGATATTTAAAAAGGAAACTGAATTACTAGCCTTAGAAGCTGCAGAGCAGAAAAGAATAAGAGACGGTAAAATAGACGTAGTAAAAAGAGAAAAGGTAGAAACGGTAAACGTAATTACAGAGCAAGGAATTAAAGAAGTAGAGGCTGAAGGAATAAAAGCTCAGCAAATAAGCATCTTCAATAAGGATGCTGCAGATCAAAACGCTGCTCTATTACAAGCGCAAATAGAAAACCAGCTTAAATTAGATGCGGCCCGAAGAAGCTCTCTAGATAATGTAATAGCTATAGCGGGAGCAGAAAGTAAAGTAGGTAAAGCTGCTCTTATTGCTAAATCAGTACTGCAGGCTAGAGAATTAGTATTAGAGGCTACTAAAACTATAAGCTTTGCTACTCAAGCTAGTGCAAGAAGTACAGTATCGTTAGCAGAAGGTACGGCCCAGACTGCTAAAGTAGGTTTTCCTCAGAATATACCTTTACTTATAGGGTATGCTGCTCAAGCTGCGGGTATCTTCATGAGTATTAAAAACGCGGTAGGTGCTGCTAAAACTTCTACGGGAGGAGTAGGCGGAGGAATGAGCGGAGGTAGAGGAGAGTCTCAAGCCCCAGCTTTTAATATAGTGGGAGCTGCTCCAGAAAACCAATTAGCAGAAGCCTTAGGCCAAAACGAAAAGAAGCCTATTAAGGCCTTTGTAGTAAGTAACGAAATTAGTAACCAGCAAGAGTTAGATAGAAATATTACTAACGAAGCGTCGATAGGATAACAAAACCTCTTAAAATTTATTATAATAGTATGGATATAGTAGAACTTTTTATAGACGAAGAAGATGAAATTTCGGGAATCGAGGCAGTATCTATAGTAGAAAACCCTGCGATTGAAGAGGACTTTATAGCACTTAAAAACCATGAGGTTAAATTTGCAGAAGTGAACAAAGAGAAGCGTATTCTAATGGGTGCTGCTCTTATTCCTAATAAACCGATATATCGAAGAAACGAAGAGAACGAATATTACATTTACTTCTCTAGAGATACGGTAAGAAAAGCTAGCGAATTATTCTTTATAAAAGGAAACTATAATAAGTCTACTTTAGAACATGGTAAAGCATTAAGCGGACTAGTAGCCGTAGAGTCTTGGTTAGTAGAAGATTCTGAAAAAGATAAAAGCGCAGCTTACGGCATGAGTATGCCAGTAGGTACTTGGATGCTTTCAATGAAAGTACAAAACGACGACGTTTGGGAAAATTACGTTAAGACTGGTAAGGTAAAAGGATTTAGTATAGAGGGGTATTTTGCAGATCGTTTAGAAAGACCTAATGAACCTAACTCTCTAGCAGCCCTAGAAGAAGAAGAAGCAGAATACCTATTAAGCGAGATTACCGCTATTATAAAAAGCGACAAAAGATATAAAAACGGTAAGACGGTAGAAATGGAGTCCTATAGTGATTATCCAGACTCAGTTAAGAATAATGCTAAAAGAGGTATAGAGCTAAACGAAAAAATAAATAATAAATGCGCTACTCCAGTAGGAAAGATTAGAGCGCAGCAATTAGCTCAAGGTAAACCTATAAGCATAGAGACTATTAAAAGAATGTATAGCTACTTATCTAGAGCGGAGGAGTTTTACGATCCTTCAGATAACGAAGCATGCGGTACGATAAGTTTTTTATTATGGGGAGGCCTCTCAGCAAAAAGATACGCTGAGTCTAAATTAAAAGGTTTAGGTTTAATAGAGTAATGAGAGATTATAACGAAAAAGCTCCGAGTCCTAAAAACGATAGAAGAGGATGTCTCTGTAAAGACGGTACTTATTCTAGAAAGTGCTGCGACGGTAGCTTTCAAGCTCAAGGAATAGGTAATATAACTAGATATCTATTTTTCCTATATACAGAAGAAGGAGAAAAATTTATACAAGAAAACGAAAGTAAACTATATCAATAATGGCAGATAAAAAAATAAGCGAACTAACGGCAGCCTCTACCTTAACGGGTACGGAGATAGTACCTTTAGTACAAAGTAGTACGACTAAAAGAACTACTATAAAAGATATTAATAACCATATTATTACAGTATCTAAAACAGTTCTAGCGGGAGAAAGCGTAGACTTAGATAGTTCTACTTACGAAAATGCTTTAATGATTAAGCTTACTTGGAGCGGAGCAACGGGAACGGCTACTTATACCTTACCAGATGCTACTTCTTCTAATTCGACAAATAGGGTTTTAAGATTTATTACCGATAGTACTTTTTCTTCAGCAACTAGAGTAGACTTAACTCCAGCTAGCGGCCAAAACCTAGACGGCAGTACCTCAGCTTACGAAATTAACAAAGCTTACGAAGGTATAGCGGTATGGTCTGACGGAAGCGAGTGGTTTATTATACAGAAAAAGGCTTAAAAATCTAACAGAATGTTTATTAATTTATTATAACTATATGAAAGCAACCGAAGTACTTAAAAAAGCAAAAGAACTTCTTTCTATCGAAACGGAAGAAGTACAATTAGCGACGGCTACTTTAGAAAATGGAACGGTTATCGAAGCAGAGTCTTTCGCTGCGGGCCAAGAGGTCTTTATCGTTACTGAAGATGAAAAAGTAGCTTTACCCGTAGGAGACTATACTTTAGAGGACGGGAACGTCTTAATGGTCAAAGAGGAGGGAATTATCGATTCTATTGGCGCAGCTCAAGAGGAAGAGGAACCTAGCGAGGAAAGTCTTAACGAGGAAACAGAACTCGAAGAAGATAAAGAAGAAATGGCATACGCTACAAAAGAAGAACTTGCAGAGGTTAAGTCTATGATCGAAGAGATTAAGGCTATGATTGAAAGCAAGGAAGAAATGAGCGAGGAAGTTTCTGAAGAGCCTAAGGAAGAACTTAGCGAAGAGATTAAAGAGGAAGAAGCGAAAGAAGAAATTAAAGAAGAGCTTTCGGAGATTCCTAAGGTTAAACATAACCCAGAAAAAGAAGTAGATCGTAATTTAAACCTATTTGCTCAGAAAAGAGCTACGACTACTTACGACAGAGTATTAAGTAAAATTTCAAAAATTAATAATTAAATAAAATGGCAACAACAACTTCAATTACTTCTACTTACGCAGGGGAATCGGCTGGTCAATATATTAGTGCGGCCCTTCTAAGTGGATCTACAATCGAAAACGGAGGGATTACAGTTAAACCTAACGTAAAATTTAAAGAGGTAATTAAGAAAGTATCTACTAACGATATCGTAAAAGATGCTTCATGCGACTTTGACGCAACTTCTACAATTACCCTTACTGAGAGAGTTCTTCAACCAGAATTTCAGCAAGTAAACTTACAACTTTGTAAGAAAGACTTTATCTCAGACTGGGAAGCAATTCAAATGGGCTATTCAGCGCACCACGATTTACCTCCTTCTTTTAGCGATTTCTTAATTTCTCATGTAGCTGCAAAAGTAGCGCAGAGAACTGAAAACTCTATCTGGGCAGGAGATACTTCTACTAATGGACAGTTCGACGGATTCTCTACTACTTTAGCTTTAGACGCGGACTTACCAGCGGCTCAAGAAGTAGCTTCTACTACAGTAACTGCTTCTAACGTAATTACTGAGCTAGGAAAAATCGTAGACGCTATTCCTTCTGCTCTTTACGGTGCTGAAGATCTTAATGTATACGTTTCTCAGAATATCGCTAGAGCTTACGTTCGTGCTTTAGGAGGATTTGGTTCTTCTGGACTAGGTGCTGCGGGTACTAACGCGATGGGTACTCAATGGTGGAATAACGGATCTCTTACTTTCGACGGAGTAAAAATCTTCGTAGCTAACGGATTAGGAGACAATACTGCTATTGCGGCTGAGAAATCTAACTTATTCTTTGGAACTGGTCTCTTAGCAGATCATAACGAAGTTAAAGTATTAGATATGAGCGACTTAGACGGTTCAGATAACGTAAGAGTCGTAATGCGATTTACTGCAGGAGTTCAGTACGGAGTAGTAGAAGATATCGTAACTTACGGTATTACTAACTCTGCTAACTAAGAATTAGAATAATTTAACTTAAAGGGGTAGGTAAGCCAGAGAGCCTGCCTACCCTTTTTTAATACTAAAAAGATATGGCATGCGATTTAACAAGAGGACGTAAGGAACCCTGCAAAGATGTAGTCGGAGGTCTGAAAGCTATTTATTTTACGGATTTTGGAGATTTAGGAACCGTAACTAAAACAGACGACGAAATTACAGATTTAAGCGGAACCTTTACGGCTTTTAAATATGAACTAAAAGGGAATAGTAGCTTTGAGCAAACAGTAAACGCTTCAAGAGAGAATGGTACTGTATTCTACGAGCAAACTTTAAACCTTACTCTTAAAAAACTTTCTAAGGAAGATAATAAAGAGCTAAAACTTCTAGCGTATGGGAGACCTCATGTAGCGGTAGAAGATTATAACGGTAACGTCTTTTTAATGGGCTTAGAACATGGAGCGGACGTTTCTGGAGGAACCATAGTAAGCGGGGCTAGTATGGGGGACCTTAGCGGGTATACCTTAACCTTAACTGCTCAAGAAAAAGAGCCAGCTAACTTTATCGATAGTCCAACGGCTTCGGATCCTTACGCTGGAATGGCTTCAGCTACGGTAACAGTTACGGAAGGGACTAATAGCTAGCGAGTAACTTTCCTAAATAAAGAGGGGTAGTAGAAATGCTACCCTTTTTTTATTATAACAAATTAGACTTTTTTTTATTATATAAGTATGATAATATTACAAGAGTCAGCAAGTAGTCAAACTTTTAGCTTTATTCCTAGATCCTATACGGACGGAGTAACTTATACTATTAGGATAACTAACGAAACTACCAATAAAGAGGTATATGCTTCTACGGCAACTTCTTTTACAGAAGTAGACTATTATTACCAGCATAGCGATACATTCAGCTTAAAAGAAGATACTTACTATACTATAGAGATTACGGCTAGTAGCGAAGTAATATTTAGAGACAAAATATTCTGTACTAATCAAACAGTAAGTACTTATTCTGTAAACAATAACGCTTATACAGTAAATAGCGACGATAACGAATTTATATTAATATAATGGATAACTTACATATAGTAAACCTTTCTTCTTATAATAGGCCTAAGGTCCAAGAAGATAAAAAAAAGGACTGGGTCGCTTACGGGTCCGACAATAATTACTACCAGTACCTTATAGACCTCTATACTAATAGTACTACAAATAACGCTATTATAAACGGTATAAGTAATTTAATTTACGGTAAAGGATTAGATGCTCTAGATAGTTCTACTAAGACAGACGAATACGCTGCCCTTAGATCGATTTTTAAGAACGATTGCTTAAAGAAGATAGCCTTAGACTTAAAACTCTTAGGAGAGGCTTCTTTTCAAGTCTTATATAAAGACGGAAAGGTTTATAGAGCGGAGCATTTTCCCAGACAAACTCTAAGAGCTGAAAAATATAACAAAGACGGAGATATAGAAGCTTATTACTATTCCCCTAATTGGGCTAAAATGAAAAATAGCGATAAGGCCGAGAGAATAGCAGCCTTTGGAAAAGGTAACGGTATAGAGCCAGAAATTAAGATTATTAAAAAATATGTTTCTGGTTACGATTACTATTGCCCCGTAGATTACGCGGGGAGCCTAGCGTATGCTGAGCTTGAGAGCGAGGTGGCAGATTATCTAATTAACGATGTTCAGAATGGTTTTTCGGGGACCAAAGTAGTAAACTTTAACGCAGGAATACCAGATAGAGAGAAGCAGCTACAGATTAAAAACGACGTAATGCACAAGCTTACGGGCGCGAGAGGAGAAAAAGTAATTATAGCTTTTAATAATAACGCAGAGCAAAAAACTACTATAGACGATATCCCTTTAGATAACGCTCCAGCTCATTACGAGTACTTAGCTAACGAATGTTCTACTAAATTAATGGTAGGCCATAGAGTAACCTCTCCTTTGCTTTTAGGAATTAGAGACGGTAATAACGGCTTAGGTAATAACGCAGACGAAATTAGAACGGCCTCTTTATTATTCCAGAATGTAACTATAAGACCTTACCAAGACTTAATTATAGACGCTATAGACCAAATATTAGCAGTAAACGGAATTAGTCTTAAATTATATTTTAAAACGCTTCAGCCTTTAGAGTTTATCGAAACAGATAACGCTATTACGGACGAAGCTAGAGAAGAAGAAACGGGAGTAAAGCTTAGTAAAGAAGAGCCAACGGACGAAGAGCTATTAGAGAGCCTAGAAGGATTAGGCGAAAGTGAGGAGGAGCTATTAGAGCAGGGCTGGGAGCTTTTCGACGAAAGAGCGGTAGATTACGAGCAGGAAGAGGCCTTAGATAAGATGCTAAGCTTAGCTTCCGTAGCACCAAGTAGAGCAACGGCTAAAAGTGAACTAGACGGAGAGACTGAGACTGGTAAAAGATATTTAGTAAGATATCAGTACGCTCCTTTAATCGTTAGCGGTAATTCTAGAGAATTTTGCCGTAAAATGGTAAGAGCTAAAAGAATTTATAGAAAAGAGGACTTAAATAAAAATAGTACTGCTAATAGCGAATTAGCGGCCAAAGGAGAGAACTCTTATAATCTATTTTTACACAAAGGAGGAGCTAATTGTAAGCATTACTGGCTCCGTAAAACCTATATATTTAAGGACGGAGTAAAACCAGATCCTAATAGTCCTAAAGCAGAAAGAGCTTATAAAAGCAAAAGAGAAAAAGAAGGGATTAAAGATCCTACCTCTGCGGAAGAACCTAACTTAGTTTCTACGCGACCAATAGATACCCCAAACAAAGGATATAAAAACCCTAGATAATTATGGCAGAGGCATTATTAATATCGAGAAAAGACGTAGTTAAGTTTACCTCCATGAACGGTAATATAGATACGGACCATTTTATCCAGTACGTTAAGATAGCGCAGGATAAGCATATAGAAAATTATCTAGGAAGCGACTTAATAAATAAAATAAAAGAAGATATAGTAGCTAGTAGTTTAGCGGGAGACTATTTAAACTTAGTTAATAATCAAGTTAAGCCCGCACTTCTTCATTGGACTATGGTAGAATTTTTACCTTTTAGCAACTATACTATTGCTAATAAAGGAGTATTTAAACATACTAGCGAGAACTCAGATAGCGTAACTAAAGAAGAGATAGATTATCTAATAGAAAAGGAAAGAAATACGGCCCAGTATTATACTGATAGGCTAATAGATTATCTAAATTTTAACGCTTCTTCTAAGTTCCCAGAATACTATAGTAATACTAACGAGGATGTATTCCCAGATAAAGATTTATTCGGTGGATGGATTATTTAGCGGAGAAAAAAGTAAAATATAAACCAAAGGCAAAAAATATAGTTAAGTTAGAAAACTATATAAAAAACCTAGATAACAAATTGGTAAAAAAATTATTAGTATAATATGGCTAACGCTATTAATTGGGGGGAGATTTATTGTAGTTCTTGGTTCGGAGATGTATCGAACGAGAGTACCCTCCATATTGATAGCCAACCTACTTGTTTCGTTTAAAATATGGCAGCAGTAATAGATTGGTACGGTAGAAACGAGATAGGATGGGGTAAGACCTACGAAGTCGCGAACGCGGGTAACGTAAACGAAGCTAATAATTGGGGTATTATATACCCTTTTAATTTCGACGGTAGTACTTTTGATGTATCTACTTCGGCAGTAACGGCAGATAATAATTTATATACGGCAGATCAAACACAATTTTAAAATAAGAAAAAATGGCTAAACAACCTATAGGAATTGGTAGTAGCGCAAACGATGGGACGGGGGACGCTCTAAGAGTAGCCTTTGATAAAGTTAACGATAACTTTGACGAAGTTTACGCAGACGATTTTGTAACTACCGCAAGGATAGCAGACGATGCTATTACAGAAGCCCATTTAGATGCTACTAATGCCCCTACCGATAACTACGTTTTAAGTTACGATAGTGCTACTAGTGGTTTTACATGGGTTCAACAATACGACGGAGATATTACTTCGGTAGTAGCTGGAGATGGATTAACTGGAGGAGCTACAGATGGAGACGCTACTTTAAACGTAAACGTAGATGATTCTACTATAGAGATTGATACAGATACAGTAAGATTAAAAGACGACGGAGTAACTCATGCTAAACTAGAAGCGAGATATACTGCCGTACAAGATATATCTACTACAAGTGGAACTATTAACCTAGACGCTTCTTCTTACGCAGCGTTTAATTTAACTGGTAACTTAACTACGGCTACGTTAAATATCCAAAACATGAAAACGGGCCAAGTAATAGATATTTTACTTTCTGGTACTTTATCTAGTGCGGTTATTACTTTAGCAGACGATTTTACTACTTCAGCTATTAATAAAGTAGGAAGTAACGATTTAGACACTACAGGAACTAATTTAATCCAAGTACTCTGCGTAGACGATACAGATTCAGACGCTATTTTAACTTGGGCAGTAGCAACTTATACAACCGATACAACCGCATAATTATGAAGGCAATACAAATAGACGGAGCGATAAAAAGATACACTACTATTCCTAAGGCATGGGGTAGCGTAATAGCAGGATTTAATTTATTATCTTCTTCCGATTGGGAGGCTGCAGGATTCTACGACGTAGTAACACCAAGTTACGATTCAGTAACTCAATACTTAGGAGACCTAGAGTGGGATGCGGATAGTAGTACTTTTACTTATCCCGTAATAAATAGAACTTGGACACAAACAGTAGCTGAACTTAAAGAGGCAAAGATTGCGAACCTAAAGGCTATCTATAATAGAAAACTATCCGAGACGGATTGGTATATTATAAGAGAAGCAGAAGGTGGAACTGCGACACCTCAATCTATATTAGACGATAGAGCAGCATTAAGAACTGAATGTGCAACTAAAGAAGGGGAGATTAACGCTAAAACAACTAAAGCAGCGGTAGTTTCTTATTCTTTACCAAATCTTGACTAATGGGATTTAATAAAAAATTCTTTACAACGGGAGGTATTGTAGCCTCTCAACCTGCAGCAGCAGCAGCATTTGACCCTTTACAAAACTTTGAAACTGTAACCTATACAGGAAATGGTGGTACACAAAAGATAACAGGGTATATAAGAAAAGGTGCTGCTTTTAATGGGAGTAGTAGTATAATTACAACGTCTTTAGATTTTGATACGTTAACTGATTATTCTGTTTCAATGTGGATAAATACTCCTGAAGCGGTGAATGATTTTTTTGGAGGAACGATTGATAGTGGAGCTAAAAATGGTATTTATTTTGCAGTTAATTCTGACTCTACTATTAGGTGGTATGAAAGGGATAATTCAGTTGCAGGTACAGTTACCGAATTAAACTCTACAGACACAATTACTCTTAATTCTTGGCATCATATAGTTTTTGTAAGAGATGGTGGTACAAATTATATATATGTAGATAATGGCACACCTGCTTCTGCATCTAATTCTACAATAACTCACGCTGCAGGGTTTACTTTAGGTAGGGCAGGTAATTATACTGTAAAATATTGGGAAGGAAAAATAGACCAAGTAAGAATCTTTGACAAAGCATTAAGCAGCGGAGAAGTAACTACTCTATCTAATGAAACCTACGCAAGTAGTACTAAATCAACTACGGATATATTTTCAGATGGTTCAGGTGTTGCTTTATATGAGTTAGATGAGGATGCTAATGATACCGCAGGAGCAGGTAATAATGGGAAGTTTGGAGATGCTGCTTTTTTTAATGGGAGTAGTAGTTATATAGATATTCCCACTATACCAAATATTACAGGTTCAGGAAGTGATTTTTCTTTTTCAGCTTGGTTTAATTTTGATGGTACAAGTGGAGATAGATATATAATGAGTTTTAGAGAAAATTCATTTATAGAACTTGGATTTAATTCAGGATATTCGCCAAGAAAATTAGAATTTAAAGTCAATGATGGCTCAAATAAAGTTATTCTTGTTGATGAATCAGAGATAACATATAATTCTTGGCATCACGTTTGTTTAACTGCCGAAAGTTCAGGTAATTTAACGGCTTATTTAGATGGAACTGTTAAAGGAATTACTTCTATTGCAAGTATAGGAAATGCAGGACAACAAAACAGAATAGGTGCTTATAATACAGCAGGTCATTTTACAGGTAGAATAGACGATGCTCGTATCTATTCAGACATACTAACATCGCAAGAAGTAGGATATTTATATAATAATACTACCGCATCTATTCCAACAGATTATGTAGCATATTACAAATTAGATGGAAATGCAACAGACGAAACTACAAACTACGATGGTACTGCTACAAATGTATCTTACGGCTACAACGGAACACCGACTGCGATAAACTTTCTCGGAATGTCCTTTACCCCTGATTTAATTTGGATAAAGGCAAGGAGTGGTACTTATGGTTCAAATCCTCATAGGTTACAAGATTCTGTAAGAGGAGACTTTTATTTAAGCACGAGTTCAACTGCAGGGGAACAAGCAGTTACCACAGGTATACAATCTTATGATACTAATGGGTTTACTGTTGGTTCAGGTAATTCTTATAATGGTACAGGTACTGATTTTGTTGCTTGGTGTTGGAAAGCAGCTTCATCAGATTCTACGAATACTGATGGAACGATAACCTCAACTGTTAGGGCAAATCAAGATGCAGGGTTTAGTATTGTGAAGTATACAGCAGGAGGTGCAGCAAACGTAGGGCACGGACTATCTTCTGCTCCTGAATTAATTATAGCAAAAACTACAGATGTGGCTGCTAATTGGTGGGTATATCACAAAGACGTAGGAACGGGTAAATACTTAAATTTGAACACAACAGGAGGAACAGCTACAGATTCGGGTGTATTTTCAAGTGTTTCATCAAGTACTTTTACAAATAATATAAGTTCCTCTTCATATACATATATTAATTACTGCTTCCACAGTGTGGATTCTTATCAGAAGGTGGGGAGTTATAATGGGGGTTCAAGTGGTAATGCAATTACAGGTCTTGGTTTTGAACCAAGATTTCTTATGTTAAAAAGAACTGACTCCACAGGTGGATGGTTAATTTTTGATTCTGTAAGAGATACAACAGACCCAAGAACAGAGTTTTTAGGAGCTCATCAAGATTTAGCAGAATCTACATTAACAGGCGGTGTAGATTTTGATTCAGATGGGTTTACTTTACAATCAACAAATAGCACTATAAATACATCAGGAGGAATATACATCTATTTAGCAATAGCATAAACAATGGAACAATTGAAGATATACGGATTCAACGCAATAGCATTAGCAATATCAATAACGGAGATTAATCCCTATCTTCAGACGATTTCCCTTGTCTTGGCAATAGGATATACAATAATACAAATAATTAAAAAAATAAAGTAATGGATATAGATATAAACGGAGACAAAAAAGCAGATCTTTCTATAAGTATACCCCAGATAGTTACTTTGTTAGCTATGTTTGCTTCTATAGTAGGATCTTATTATTCTTTAAGTGCTAAGATAGAAGCTAACGAAACGGCAGTAAAAAAGCTTAAAGAAAACGAGCAGAGTTATACATGGCCAGCTCAGAGAAAACTAGAGGCAGAGTTTAGAACTATGGAGCTAGAAGTTAGGGGCTTTATGAAAGACTTAGAATACTTACAAAGAGATAAAAGAAAATAATGGATAAGATAAAACTATACGGAAACAGAGCTTTAACTTGGGTTAAAAATTGGTATATTACTAATTGGAACGGAGGTATATTTAATAGAGGTAAAACTATATTTATTACTTTCTTTTTATTAATGGTCCTAATTGCTATTATAGCATGAAGCTTAATTATTTTTCTCTCTCGGAGTTTGACTGCCCTTCTTTGGGCGGTTCGTCTGTTAATATGGATAGGGACTTTCTTATCAAGCTCGATCTCGCTAGAGAGTACGCAGGTATACCCTTTAAGATTACAAGCGGATATAGAACTAAAGAACATAACGAGGAGCTTAGAAAAAAAGGATATAAAGCCTCAGCTAATAGCTCGCACCTTATCGGAAAGGCCGCAGATATCGCAGTCGGAAGCGGAGCAGAAAGATACATTATACTTAATGCTCTTATTAAAGCAGGATTTAAGAGGCTCGGAATTAGTAAAAATTTCATACACTGCGATACCGACTCTATCGATCAAGGAGGAACTAAACCTAATTCCGTCTGGACTTACTAATACTACTGGTAGTACGCTATGGCTGAAGTAAAAGTTAAGTCTAACGGGCTTAGAAACGAATTAAAAGAGATACGAAAGAGTATCGACAAACTAACAGAAGTTTTACTTCTACAAACTAACAAACATGCGAATACTACTAATACTACTTGTAACGACTCTAGCGGGGTGTGCAAGTGCAAGAAACCAGAAACTAGCTGAGTATAAAAAAATAACTAAAGATATCTGTATAGATAACCAGCACGAGGTTAAGTTAGCACAGATACTTTATAATAAGATGCTTCGGGAATAATGTTAAAACTACTTTTAGGACTTTTAAAAGGTGGAGACGGTAGAAAATCAGTAGCTGGTAATCTAGCTTGGGAGATAAGAGAAGCTATAAAAGGAAAAGAACTAGATCCTAACGAGCTACTAGAAATCCAAACTAGAATTAACGAAATAGAAGCCAATCACCGCACGGTATTTGTAGCGGGGTGGAGACCTTTTATAGGCTGGGTATGCGGTATAGCTTTCGCATTTCATTATATAGTAATGCCTTTACTTATAGCCTATACCGATATAAAACCAGTAGAATTTGATACTAATAGCTTATTTACCGTACTAATGGGTATGCTAGGACTAGGAGGTCTAAGAACTTACGAGAAACTAAAAGGTAAGTCTAGTTAGTAATGAAGAAAATAGTTATTAACTACGAAAAGAATAAGGTCCGTAGAAAGGGAACCCATAGTAAATCTAAAACCTCAGCTTTAAAATCCTCTAAAAATTATAAGAAAAAATATAGAGGGCAGGGTAGGTAATGTTAAAAACTTAATTTAGTAACTGTTTAAAAAATCCTCTACCTTTGGCGGGTGGAGGCTAATTATATATATTAACCTTTAATAAATTTAACTAATGAGTGAAGATATGACTATTAGAAAATTAGCTGAGAAAATAGCTAAAGACTTTCAACTATCGGTAAAAGAACGTACAGACGCTATACTAGAACTAGACGCTATAAGTTATACTAACTTAGGTATAGATTCTACTAAAACCGAAAAGAATAAAGTAAAAAGTGATAGTAAATATCTTTATAAGCTTTTAAAAGGATTTAACGAAGTAGACGGAAACTTACTACTAAACCACTTAGATAAGTAATTGCTTAAACGTAAAACGATGCCTAAGACTTCTAAAAAACCTACTAGAAGTAAACTAGTTAAAAAACTAGACGTAGTATTTTCTAAGTATATAAGATTAAGTAACGCAGATAGTAGAGGTTTTTGTACTTGTATAACATGCGGTAAAAAGGGTTACTGGGAGAAGGACATTATTGACGCGGGCCACTTTATCTCAAGGACTGCTATGGCTACGCGGTGGGATCCTAGAAACGTTAAGCCTCAATGTAGATACTGCAATAGATTTAAAGCAGGCCGTCAATACGAGTACTCTTTATATCTTGGCGATAACTTATCGCAGGAATTACTAGAAAAAAGCAGAGAAGTAACTAAATTTACTACTGACGAACTAGAAGAAATGATAACAGAGTATTCTAGTAAGTTAAAGAGTTTTCTCTAAACTTAATTATTTGTTTTAATGCGAAAGGGGTAAGGTTTAATCTTTACCCTTTTTTTTTATTAAATTTTTTTTACTAACTTAGCGTTATTAATTTTAAAATAAATAATTATGGATAAAACTCAAGTATTTATTATTAAGCAAAATGCTTTAACTAACGCTAACGTATTCTGGGCCAAAGACGATTCTAAAACAGAAGAAAAAGTCTTAGCTACTGCTCAGCAATTCGCAGACTGGGTTCTAGGAGGAGAAGTTAAAAGCTCCTTACCTAAACTTCCGAAACTAAGTGAAGAAGAAAAAAACTGGTTAAACTTTAATACTCCCGATTATAATGAAGCTTTAGACTTAATTAAAAAGGGTTATACTGTACAAGATCTTAGAAACAAGTATAAAATTGGAACTAAAGTAGCTAATGAACTCGCCAAACTCTAAGATCGGAAAAACGTATTTTAATTACTTAAATTATAAAATAGAAATAACATGGAAAAAAAGACTACCGCAATTATCTCGGGAAGCATTGAACTTACTGCAATCGATAAGAATAGGCTTATAAATGCTAAGAACGGAAAGACCTATCTTAACTTTACTGCTATGGTCCAAGACGCTTCTTCTTACGGTAATAACGTTTGGGTTACTCAAACTATCTCAGAAGAAGAAAGAAAGAATAAGGTAAAAGCTATTACTCTAGGTAACGCAGCCGTTAAATGGATAGGAGAAGGAGGTATATCCTTAGCAGAGAGAAACGAGGTTACGAACCAAGAGCAAAACGAAGCGAGAGCTTCTAGCGACGTACCTTATTAATTAAATGGGGCTTTTTAGCCCCTTTTTTTATATATTTATGAAAAAGATTCTTAAGGGAGAAATGCCAGACGATTTCTGGAATTATAAGGTAAACCCTATAGTAGGATATTATATAGAAAGAATAGACGAACATTCAGAGAAAATAGTTAAAAAATATGGAATAATAACAAAAGCATTATAAACAAATGATAGCAGAAACCGATAGAATTAAAAACCGTATCTTCGATATAAAAAACGGAAAAGTAGTCGAAGGTTTAAAAATAGGAGTACCAAATATTGACGAATACCTACGCTATAAGCAAGGTAACTTCTCGCTTTGGATTGGGCATGCAAACGTAGGGAAAAGCTCCGTAATGATATACTTCTTAGTATTGTGGGCTAGTATACATAAACTTAAATTTCTAATTTGGTCTAGTGAAAATACTCCAGACTCTATAGTAAGAAAGATTATAGAGTTTAAAATGGGTAAGCCTATACATACCGCAAGCGAAGCAGAGATAAATAAAACTATAAAGTGGTGTAATAGCTTTTTTAAAGTAATAGACGTAGAAGATCTCTATACCTATAAAGACCTTTTAAAAGAAGCTAAAGCAATAAAGGACGTTTGGAAGTACGACGGATTACTTATAGATCCTTATAACTCTCTAAGTATAGATACCCAAGTAATGAGAGGTATTGGTTCGCATTTATACGATTACCAAGTAGCTTCTGAGTTTAGACTTTTCGCTAAGAAAGAAAATATAACTGTATTCCTTACCGCGCATGGAGTAACGGAAGCCCTAAGGCGCGTTTACCCAAAAGAGCATGAGTATGCTGGATTACCTCAGCCATTAGGATTAGCTTCTGTAGAAGGAGGGGGTAAGTGGGGTAATAGAGCAGACGACGTAATTTGCTGCCATAGAATGACTAACCACCCTACCGACTGGATGTACTCGGAGCTTCATGTTCTTAAAATAAAGGAGACAGAAACTGGCGGAAGATGCACCCCGTATATGGAGCCAATTCGTATGCGTATGGTTAAGAATAACGTAGGCTTTGAATTTATGGGGCAGGATATATTACATAGTAAAAAATCCGAATTAAAAGAAGTTTTATTTTGATAACGTTTTTCTTTTTATTGGTGTTATTAGGTATAACTATTATTTACTTAGGATATATAAACGGAGCAGAGATTTCTTTTGCTCCTATATTTGGTTTTATGGTAGGTAGTCTTTACGCTTATACTGATTACGAAGAAGGTAGAGAGCATACCCTGCAAGTATGTATAATATTTTTAAGTATAACTGTAATTTGGATCGAGAGTTAGACTGGTTAAGTATAGTAGCTAAAAGGCATAAATACTGGGTAGGGATAGTTCGTAGCCTAGTAGGGGACTTCTTCTGCGAAGATATTGTACAAGAGGCCTATATCGCGCTAGCTAAATATAGTAATCCCGATAAGATTATAAAGGACGGCAAAGTAAGCGAGGGCTATATGTTTTTTACTTTAAGATCTTTAGCCTACCAGTTTTATAATAAAAAGAAAAAAGTAACTATAATAAGTATAGATAAAGACGAAAACTTCTTAGAGCTTCCGCATGAGGACGATATAGAAGAAAACGAAGCCTTCCATAAAATCTGCTTAATGGTAGACGAAGTAGCGAAAGACTGGCATTGGTACGATAAAAAGATATGGAAGCTTTATAGCCAGACAGATATGAGTATAAGAAAGCTTGCTAGCGAAACTAAAATAAGCTGGGTAAGTATCTTTAATACTTTAAAAAACCTTAAATTAGATATTAAAAATAAAATTAGCGAAGATTATGAAGATTTCAAACAAGGAGATTTTGAACGCTTATAAG